ATCCGCTCTTTCTTGGCGTGAATGTTGGCATATAGACCTTTTTTGGCCGCCATCGTCAAGACCCCATCCATGATGTAGAAACTCCAGCGGAAGAATACGCGCTTACGCGGCGCTTGTCAACGCGTCCTAGACGCGGATCAGTAGATGCCACAGGAAATGCGAACGTGACCGCTATGGCGTCCGCAGCGTCAGGCGATGCTAGGCCGCGCGCCTTCATGTCCTTCTTGCTCTCTAGGAACAGCGTACCCTTGCTGTCAGGCTTGGTGCGCGGGCTGATGAGGTCGGTTTTTAGGAACCTATCTGTCGGTATATGGCCCGTTTTCAGCCAGTCGCGCATGGCACCCCACATTTCAGCCCGTTTGTTGCCCCACATGGTCTGATTTTTGGCTTTATTGCCGAAATTCACGCCGCGTATCTTGTACCGCTGCTCTTTTAGCCGGTCTACGACGCCTGCACCTAGCCCGCCTTCGTCGATGCAGACCAGCGCAGGCTTAAACTCTTCTATGGCGTCGATGACATGGCCGGCGACTTCCATCGTGTCCGCGCCGCGGTGCCTGCGTAGCTCCAAAATGTCACGTCCTTGGCGCACAGCGATGACGGTGGCGTCAGCCCCGAAGCGTGCAGGGTCTACACCTATGACAATCGGCGCTGTGGCGTCTCTTGCTGGCGTGCGTTTCATGGCATCATCCACTAAAGTGCTGCCGATAAACTGATCGTCGCCTTCTGACGGGAAGTTACCGTAAACTTCGACACTGGCTTGGTAGCTGTCAGGCCCATATTCGTCGATGATGCGCTGATACAGGTTTTTATCTGTACCCTCGACATCGCGCGCGTCGATAACGCGTGTCTGCCAGAACGCGCGCTTGCTGTGAAACGTCTCGTAGAAGTATCCGGTGTTCCGCCGCGGGTTAGAAAAGGCCAGATGGAAGCGATGCGGCGTATTTTCCGTAAAGAAACCGTCCGATACCGACCATATAGAGTCCGGAATACCGCTGGCTTCGTCAAATATGAGCATCACACCGTCGAAGTTGTGCACCCCTGCGTATGCGTCAGGGTTTTCTTCTGACCACAGCCGGCCTTCGACCGACCAATAGCGCGTGCCTTTCTTCAGGTCGCGCTCGACCAGTTCTGTCAGCCATTTGGCTGGCATAATGCGAGTGGCTGCTATCTCGAACCAGTGACTGTTCAACGACATCGCCAACCACTTGGTGATTTCGGCCCATGTTACCGACCGCAACTGCGCCTCAGAGTTGGCCGACACGATGGTTGTCGAGCCGATCCGTGAGGATAGCATCCATATGACCAGCCAACTGACCAAGGCGGACTTGCCGATACCGCGTCCTGACGCAATCGCCAGCCGTGCCGTGTCAAAGTCTACCTTGCCATTGTTCTGCTTGATGTGGTCACGCAAGTCGGCAAGCACCTGACGCTGCCATTTACGCGGTCCGGGGAAATGTTCCAGTGGCGTACCCTGCTGCCCCCACGGGAATGTATATAATACGAACGCTAGTGGGTCATCCTTCAGTGAGGGGGACCACAACCTCGCCATCAACTCCATCTCGTCTTGGGCTGAATATATCGGCTGCTGCATGGCTGTTGTCCTCTAATTGCGCTGCGGGCGTCACATCAGTGTACAACCCTTCGATGACGCGCGACTGTGCTTTTTCTAGCGCGCCTGTAATGCTTATCTGTTGGTCGATGTTTACGTCGATCTGCTGCTTGGCTACCCAGCCGTGCTGATGCTTGAGTATCTCCAGCGCAGCTTTGCTGTCGCCATCGCGCGCCGCTTCGTACATCGTCTTAGCCGCAGTGTACTCGCCGTCAGCGCGACCTTTGATCTCAGCCATCTCCACCAGCGGGTCAGCGTCGGCCAACACGCGGAACTGTCGCGGGGTCAATCCAGCCGCCATAGCCAGACTATCACCTTTAAGTCCGCAACGGGCAGCTTCATAGATTGCTTCCAGCCGCGACTCAGTCGCCTGCGTGCGCTCTGGTGTGAATGGCAGTGAGTAGAAAGTCATTGGGCGTACTATAGTGTGTTGCATTCTTATTTGCAAAAAAAAATAAAAATTGTTTGCGAGCCTACCCGTGACAGACACACGCGCCGTCGGCCCTACCCCCTCCCCCAAATATTTTCTAGCAATCTGGATTAAACTTCATGCGTTTTTGTTTGCGCGTTTTAATGCTTAGCTCGCGTTTCGCTGTGCGATTAGCGTTCTGCTTATGTTCTGGCTGGATTGAGAATGGCCTTTCCCTTTGCGCGTTGCGAGTCATTCGCAAAAACACATTGGCTAGCTAGCTATGCTGCGGTGCAACATTTTGCATGGGCGGTTTAGGCTATGCGATCGGCGATCGATACCGCGTGCCATGCCTGCTTTACGTTAGCGTAAGGTTTGAGGGCAAGTTAGGTCATTTAGGCTATTTAGGCTATCGGTTTTCAACCGCCCACAATATAACGCTAACCGTATAGGTTATATATAGATACCCTCTAATTATTTTTGTGAGTGACTATAAAACCAATAGCCTAAACCGCCTAACCAAGCCGCAAAGCCGCGCAAATCAGCCATTAAAAAATAGTCATTTGGCTTTGTTTCATAGCCTAACTTATGACTATTCTATGCCTGCCACAAATATTGCTGCATAATAGTGCAGTCGATCGCATTTGTGCCTACCCTCAAATTATGAGAGTAAGAGGGCACCAACAATGCAATGGAGTGAGTAACATGGCACCTAAAATTAAATGTTTTCGCAATGGCTGGATGTCCAGCATGGACAAATCTGGTTCGCTTTACGTCGTGCTAGTTCGCAATGCGAGCGGCGACGTTCACGACAAGACGCGTTGCGATGACTATCGCATGGCGCTTGAATATTACCGCGCATTTACCGCGATCGCAAAAGCGGCATAACAACAACCAACAGGAGTAAACACCATGTCACATGAAATCATCGAAACATTCGGCATCGGCCCAAATCGCCGCAAGACTGTCATCGCCACAGCCGACAATTTGGCGGACGCAATCACACTGGCGCACAAGCTGTTTACGATCATCGACCTTGAAATTGACGCATCCAATCCGCTCTGCGCCGATTTCTACACGTCCACAGGCCGCGTTATGCAAATTGAGCCTTGGGCATGAGCCGCGCCGCAATCCATAACCTAGCGTTCGCGGTGTATATCATCGCGGCGCTAACCCTTGACCACCTAATCTTTGGAGTAAATTGACATGACATTCATCACACAAGCAATCGAAACCCGTTACCTTGGCCCGACCAACACCAAGGGAGGACGCATCAAAGCGACGGCATGGGCTGGCAGCATCACGATCGGCTATGACCATGCGCTGAACAGTGACGGCAATCACAAGGCCGCCGCAGACGCCCTGATAGCTAAAATGGGCTGGACTGGCACATTCGCACAAGGCGGCAACGTCACAGGCACAGGTTACTATTTCGTCAACGTGGAAGGCGCGCCGGCATGACCTTAGCCCATATCGCCGCCCTAACCCTATTCGCTGGCGCTGGCGCGCTGGCGATATGGTCAATCATTCATACATTGAAAGGAAACTAAACCATGACCGACAACCAATTCAATTTTGCAATTCACGCCGGGGCGTTCGTGTTCATCGTAATTGCCATTAATCTTTACGTAGCATTTCAAGGAGCCTGACCAATGACACACGACCGAAACTATTTACGCATGATGCACGATGTTGAACTGACGCGCTACGCACGGGACAACGTCACCACCGACCTAGAGATTGTCCTGTTGGAACGTCTTTGGGGCCTGATGGACGCTGTAGACGACCTAGAGCAATTGCAGACGCTATATGACCGCCTAGTCGCTGAGAATAACGCCCTGTTGGACGATATGGCGGAATGACCGCGCTGTTAGCCGGCGCGGCCCTATTCCTACTCACATTACTATTGGAGGATTAACCAATGACACACGACCAAATAGCAATTATCGCGCTCTTAGCGATAGAAGCCGTAACCTTATACGCCCTATGGCTGACGCATCAGTCAGGCGAATGGTGGCGCAAGGCATGGCTGCGCGATAGCGCCGAACTGCTGGAATGGAAGCGCAACGCGGTGCAGCGCGACCCCAAGACTGGCCGCTATGTCAAAAAGGTCAAGCGCAATGGATAGGAACCTACGCGCCAAGATACGCCAACTGTCCAGCTACATCACCGACAAGTCGGCAGTTATGCAATACATCAACAGGGAACGGAACCTTAGTCTCACGCTGCGCGACATAGAAGCCGCCTGCATAGGGCAGCGCGACTACAGGCCCAACCTCAAGCCTATGGCCCCCTCGCCGTTGATTGTGACGCACCAGAGGCAGGGCTATGATGACCTAGCCCTTGCGCTGTTCAAGTATCATGCCGAACGCGCAGATGGCCCTGAGCGCGCCTATTGGCTGGCACGGCTGAACGACAGACGCCCCAAGCCTACCACCACCATAGAACTGTAAAGGACACAGAACCATGAGCGTCCATTTCTCAAGCGCGACTGACTTGTGGGCAACGCCGCAGGACTTTTTCGACAAGCAGAACGCAATCTATGGCTTTACGCTGGATGTTTGCGCGACAGCCAGCAACGCCAAATGCGTCCGCTACTTCACCGCAGACGAAAACGGCCTAGCGCAACCTTGGCAGGGCGTCTGCTGGATGAACCCGCCATATGGCCGCACAATAGGCCTATGGATGCGTAAAGCATACGAAAGCAGCCTAACAGGTGCGACCGTCGTTTGCCTTGTCCCATCGCGCACGGACACGCGTTGGTGGCATGACTATGCCATGAAAGGCCAAATCGAATTTATCCGTGGGCGGCTAAAGTTTGGCAACGCCAAAAACAGCGCACCATTCCCGTCCGCATTAGTTGTATTTAACAAAGGAAACCTAAACCATGTTTGAAATTAAAGTTATAGACCCGTCTGTTGATGATGATGAAAAGGACATTGACCCCGAACTAGACCTGCTACGCGTAGCAGCGCGCGCCATTGAGAAGCACGAGCGCCTCAAGGCTGAACTGCGGCAACATGAGCAGCACCTGTCGCGTGTCTGCCAGACCTACGGCCAGCACTACCGCGTATGGGGGTTTAGGCCTGAGCATCTGCGCCAAGCCTGCGTAGCACGGGGGCTGTTGAAATGAGCCGCCCGATGATTTACCCAATGGGGACGCTAGAAGTTGGTGAAGTCGCCACCATGCCAGCAGACAAGCGCGGTGATGCCAAGCGCACCAGCCGCAACGTGTCACAATACGGCATCCGCAACGGGAAGGCGTTCAAGTGCCGCACTGTTGAGGGCGTCACATTCATAACAAGGTTAAGATAAGACAATGACTAAGATAAATTATCGCATGGACGCCCAGACGGGAAAGCCGTGGAAAATATACCCTAACCATGCCGTTGTCTTAAACGATGACGGATCGACAGTGACGGAACACTACGACGAAAATGGGCGGCTTTACAAAACCACCGCCAAGGTAGTCCCGTATCCTGATGATTGGAAACCACAATGACAGACATTGAACTAAAGGCGATGGAACTGGTGCGCGAAGTGCTGACCGAACGCAACCTAAGCGACAAACGCGCAGTGCGCCGTGATGTTTCCCCATATACCGAAGCACTATGCCGCGCCATCGAACAGCACGAAGCCTTTAAGCAAAAGGTGAGCGATGCGGTATCTGCGCTGCTGGATAGATTTTTAGGGGATATGTTGTCACAGGGCGTAATTAACGGACATTTGCACCAATTCATCATCCCCAAGCCCAAGCCTGACCCGCTGGAGGAGGTGCTAACGGAGATCGACCATGCCGCTATGTGGGTGGATAAATGCGCCGAAGAAATCCGCGCCTCACTGGGAGCGCGTGGCTGGGAGATACGGGAGAAGGGGCAATGACCGACAACACACCACTATTCGCTATAATTATCGGGCTGGCAGTGCTCACCGCCTACCTGATCGCGACCGCGCCTAAGATAACCGAGCAAGAACGCAAAGAGATGGAAGAGGAGTGGTGGGGGTGAGCCTGCGCCAATTCCTGTTCGAAAACTTCGGCTGGGACATTTATGATTGGAATATTGATGACATTCGGTTCTGACACACGCAAGTCTAAGCACGGCATTAACGCAATGGCTGTTGGTGAGGCCCGCGTGTTTGACACGCCAACGGAGCGGGACAAAGACCTCCTGCGCCGCGCAGCACACAACCAAAACGAGCGGACAGAGCGCCGCTACATGACGCGGTCTAATGGTGACAAGCTGACAGTCACACGGATGCGGTAACTAACTGAAAACAAAGGGTAATAAAAATAACTTTCTTCTAAGTCATTGAAAACAAAGGAAAGAAAGTTCTTGACCTACCCTCAAACTATGCTATAATGAGCCATCAAGACGGGAAACCGACTTGGTGGCTCTTTGACAATACAGTAAAGGAAAATAAAGTATGATACGCAAGTATAGCCATCCGCTTGGATCGTCCACGAAGCTAACTGATTTGCGGACTCGCGCAAAGTCCATTGGCATTCGCGTTGAAACCGACGAACACGACGTTGCGGTCAACGGGAGCAAATGGGGTTATTGGCTGGTCGATGAAAACACCGGCAAAGGCCCTTGGGCTGACGATAATTACTGCACCACTCGTAGCGAAGTGAAAGACAAACTGCGTTCGCTTGAATTTGAACGCGGTGTTCGAAGCAAAGCCGCGCTGTCCCTTTAACAATAAAAAACCCCCGGCGGAGTGAGGACGCCGGGGGTTTAATCAAGCCAGCGGAGCATCACCGACCCGCGACCTATATCATTGCAACCAAATGGTTGTCAATTCTTGCCTATCGACGGCATAAACCCAGATTTGGGCAATTCGTCCGCCATGCGGCGCAATTCAGACTTGGTGTGCAGCTTAACAATATCAGGCGAGACAAAGATGTGTTTCTTGGTCGGCAGTTCACTTGAGCCGATCCGCCCCATATCGACCCAGCCAGCTTCCTTTAGCGCATGAAGCAGTGCCGCCTGCGGTATCTTAACGCCAGCAGGGACGTTGATTGCCAGCGCGTCGCATATGCGGTGGAACGGCCCACCAATGACGCCATCAGCAAACACGCCCGACCGCGCGCGCATCAGGTCCACTAGATAGCTTTCCGCGACGCTCATACCATGCTCGACCATGTTCAGTTTCCATTCGGTCACTGGCGGTGCAGCGGCAGGGTTGAACGCCGACACGTCGCGCTGGTGCAGCCAAGCGGCGCACTTTTCGTAGCCGCCATTCTCATACCAGCCCCACAGCGCCTTAGCAGCCGTCGCTGACATACGCGGCGCGTGCGTCCACACGCAGAACCAGCGCCTGTCCTGCGTTGGCAGCGTGATAGGTAGCGGATCGTTGGTATACGCAATCACCATCAGGCGGTTGACCAACTCATATGGATGCATCCCCTTGCGGTTGACCGACAGCGTTTCAGGCGGTGCAGCGATGAGCGGCTTCAGCTTGTTAGCCATAGC